GTACCGAAAGCAAGAATGGGAAAAGGAATTGCGCGAGCAGATAGCGCGGGAGATTGAGATTTGCGAACCTTGTTTTAATGATGTTTGGTGTGGCAAAGACGAAAAGAATCAAGATTGCTCGTGTATTTGTCACCAATACGCCGCTATCGCTAGGGGTGAGAAGTGAATCACGATGAATTGCTGGCTGAAATTAAATCTCTAAACGATTCTTGTTCCATTTCGAGCCGTTTGGGAAATGCGCTTAAAGCGGTAGTGGAATTGCATGAACCAAACCGTAATGGTGGTTGTTCCGAATGTTTAGACCATGAAGTATACGGAACCGAAACTCACAAGCGTTACCCCTGCCCTGCTATCCAAGCGATTGAGAAGGAGTTGAAGTGAGTAAAGAAGATCGCACCGCTACTATCATGTTCCTTATAGCCACACTCTCACTTATAGTTTGGATAATGCGATGAGAAACGATGAATTGCCGATTGTATTCTTCCACATCTTGGCCAAGGATAAGGCCAAGATCCTGCCCTACTGGCTGGAGCAGAACCTATCTAAGTTGGACTATCCACGCGATAAGGTGCGCCTTTACTTTCGCACCAATAACAATAACGACGATACGGCCAGCATCATCCACCAATGGGCGGAAGATGAAAAGTTGCTACGTGAAAGAGAATACCCAAGTGGCGATTGGCTTTACCATGACTGGCTATCTATTGACATTAACGACGAAGATGTACCAGAACAGGTGCAACAGTATGGCGTACACGAATGGAACGCGGAACGATTTTCTGTCCTGGCTCGCTTACGCGAGGAAGGCGTTAAGGAAGCCTTGCGCTATAACGCTTACTACTTCGTGGTGGATGTAGATAACTTCATCCTACCTGGCACCTTAAAGGCTCTCATAGCCGAGGATAAGCCCGTTATGGCCCCATTACTGCGCTACGCCGTAGCCGAAGGCGAGGAAACGCATGCAGGTTACGCCAACTTCCACCATCCCGTAACTGCCAACGGCTACTACCAAGATAGCGAGGAATACTTTGCCCTGCTCAATGGTGCCATCCGTGGGGTATGGCCGATTGATCTAGTCCATTGCACGTATTTAATACACCCAGACATACTGCCGTATGTCTCCTATCATGATGGTACACAAGACTATGAGTATGTTATCTTTAGCCGTAACCTGCGTAAGGCAGGTATCGAGCAGTACCTAGACAACCGCAAGATATACGGCTATTTAACCCTGTGGGAGAATGTAGACGCCTGCAAATACTGGATGGAGAAATTGAAATGACATACGACTTTGAAGCAGGCGAATGGTACGGCACATGTAAGGCATGTAACACTGAATTGTTTGCTCCAACCAAGAAGAAATACAACTGGCAACATCGTCGCCATACACGCTCTATTAACTGCCTGAACGGATACTGAAATGCCAGCAAAGCCAAGTGAACTTAAGAAATTGATTGACTTACTAGAACAAGAAGCCGACAATGTAGAATTTGTCGCCAAGGCGGCATGGAGCCTGGTTGAAGATCTACTCAACCAGCGCCAACGTTATGTCGTCTTTGCGGTACATCCTAGCCTTAACATCGTGCAGGCTGTCGGTCCGTATGATACACTAGAGAAGGCTAAACGGGATTACGCTAAAAGGATTGCCGCTTATGATAAATTATCAAGAGCGCACTTAGCACTTCTGCGTCATCCTAATAGCATTACTGAATAGAATTAACGGGGAGTTATTAGTCCTTTCGCCCCGTTATAGTTGCTCCCTACCTCATCCTTGTAGGTCGTAGCGACAAAGATATAGGCCTTACGGTAAATCCCGTAAGGCCTTCTCTTTTTGCTCCCCATGCGCAAAGTTATAGTTGGTGCAACTGTCCCATCGAATCTTTCCAGTATCCGTATGCGCCTTTAACAAGGGTAAACGGTGCAGGCGGTACACCTAGATAGGAGTATGGCTTAGTGCCATGTGCGTCGTCATAGAACGATGGCGTAGTAAAGTCTGGCAATACACCATTAACGCCATTAGCCGTACCACGGAACGAGCCTGCGGTATGGTCGCAGACTTCAAGTACCCACTGACGGTTCTTGCCATCTGGGGTAGATAAGCGTGTCACCATTGGATCAATCAGCATCTCAGCCAACTCATGCGCGATGACAGAAATTACGCCAGGGGTAAATCGCTCGCCGTGGATCTGGATATTCTTTAACTTAAACGCTGGCGAATAAGTGCCAAAGATAGAGCGAGAGCCGTAAGCATCTGCACGAATATACGCAATAGGTTGTCCGTTCACTACTTCATGGTAGCCAAGTGCAGTCTTTTGCATCTTGGGATTTGGGAAATTATCTACGATGCAAAGGTTCCATTGCCCTGCTAGGCGAACAGGCGAAGCGAGTACGACATCGTTACCCATATCCCACTTACTGTCCACCAAGCCAGCAAATCCAGTAAGGATTCGCGCTGCGGTGCTTAAATCAGGCTGTGTAATAACTCGCTTTGATTCGTTAACTAGGTTAATTGTCATCTTGCTCCTTAATGGTCGGTGCTGTAGAAGCCGCCAGTTCGAAACTGGACGGGGGTGGGGTAAAAGATTCGATCCATGAGGCTGTCGCAACACATGGGGGAAGTAGATTCTTCATGGATGGACCGTTCTAAGATTTGCTCACTACCGCAACTGCGGCACTTATAGTCGTATTGTGGAATGGCCGTCTCCAATCAAACATCCTGGCACACATTCCCAGACCAGTTCGTGATAACTTTTGCCTTCAATGCGGCGCACTAGCGCCTTACACTCAGGATCGTGGATGTGCTTGGTCATTGTTCGCCTTAAAATAACGATGCGCGGAATCTCTATCTTTTATACTGTTTTTGTTAAGAAGATAACCGATTCTTAAATTGTAATAAAAATTACGGATCCTTTTCCATGGCATGACCGCATGGCGATGCGCCACAACAAGCCATCCTTCACGACCTTCTGGCAACTGCATGCTCATTCCTCGCCCTTTCCAAAGGGATTAGTACCGCCTAATTGATTAACAAGGCGCCTCATAGCGCCTTCTACCTTACGATGTGCTGTTGTATCGCTCACTTCTAACACTTCAGCAATCTCGGCAAAGGTTAGATTCTGCTCGTACTTCAATTCTAGCACGTCTCTATCCATCTCATCTATCTTAGATAGGGCGTTGCGTACATCGAATAGTTGAATAACATAGTTGCCACCCTCGGCTGGATTACCAGCCCCAGATACTTTCTCACCGTCTAGTTTGGTCGTCTCAACCACATCGCCCCAGACGAAGGGTAGCAATTCAGATAGGGTAATAGGGTCGTAGTACTGTTCATCGCGCAGTTCATAGCCCAACTTCTGGGCTTTAAGGCGACGGCAATATTTATCGGCTTGGCGCGTGAGCGTCTTGCCTAACTGCCTCACCCCACCCTTGTAATCCTCTGGCTCCTGGTTATGATCCAGCCACTGCTTAACCTTATCCTCACGACGCCAGACCCAGACAAGTAATTCTTGGCGCAGGTCTGATACATCGAAGTAGACGGAATACTTGCGGTGTACCACACGCGCAACTTGACTGGCTACATCCGTAGCCTCTGATAGCCAATCACTCATAGTAGGCTCGCAGGGTCATGTAAATCTTCCTGTGGCACCATATAGGCAGGTATTCTCATTTTCGTATCCCAGTATTGATCTGCCTGTGCCTCGTAGCCCCACATCCAGCCATGAATAACGCCAGTGTGATAAGCGGGAAGTGTGACAAGTAGATACTTACGCTCTGGGTTATCATCTTTACCTAGCAATAGTTTACCTGTGTTGTAGGCTGTAGTGCGTACTTCAAACTCGCCTACATCGCCCATCTTGCGTTCTTCAAATACTGCAAATGGATACTTGTCCATCCACCTAGCGACGACTAACTCACCTAAGCAACCCGATACTTCACGCGCTAATTGTTCAACCCACGTCGGGGCAGCACCTTTGCTGTTCATAATGCCGATGGCGCGGTTGTGATTAAACCGCGCTACCGCTTCGGTAGTTGCGTAGGCGACATCGCCAGGAGATAGAGCAATACTTACCACTTAAATGTTTTACCGTTCACTGTAAAAGAATTGTTGACAACAAACACAAGTTGTGGATGCACTGTCGTGCCATCTACATGCAAAATTCCAAAGGCTTGTGACCATGTAAATAGCCCACCCTTGATATATTTGGCATGAGACAGATCCATCATATGACCAATTTCCATGCCATAGGTTATCTTCAATCTGCCATCTACCGCTTGTGTGAAGTGTGTCAAACCAGCCCTATGGGTATGTCCACAGACAACAGACATACCGCTACGCTTGGCTAGGCCAAGGGCCGTAGCGCCAGCAGTAGGCTGGACATTTCCAATGTCTCCGTGATTCATAATCCAACCTGGCGCAATGTCCATGGTTTCACCATGGTCAGTAATGCCAAGTTCCTTATACCGCATAAAGTTTTCGATGCGAAGTTCTGGCGCTTTACGTAGCCCAGGGGCTGCCATACGAATCTTGTTATACAATCTATCGCGGTGGTTAGAGCGAACAATGTCGGTAATTTGCAACCGCTTCATTATCTCAACAGTTTCATCACGATCCTTACCAATGTCCGATTCCCACTCTAGTTCCGTGCCTTGGCTCCATTTGGAGATTCCTTGAAAGTCAATCTCATCACCCACGCAGGCAACTTTGCTAGGTTGGAACCATTCAATAAATCTACCAAAGGCTTTTACAGCAGCCTTATCTTGATAAGGCACTTGTAAATCTGGCACGCAAACTATGCTTTTCATTTATTTTGGCCATACTCCTCGCTCGACCATCAATGCGATTATCGCATAGTTGGCTAGATCTTTGAACGAATCCTCGATAGATTCGTGGTTAGGCGTTGTTTTGTTTGAGAATAGATTCTTAAGACGCTCGAATTTATCGCCAATACGGACAAGCAGACCGTTAATAGGACCGCCGTAAGAATTATTGACATTACCTGGACCATAATCGGCTTGCTTCGTAATGAGTAAGTTACCGATTTCATCGCACACCTTCCACACTTCTGTCGCAAAGTTATTATCGCGTGTCACTCTCGAATCCCAGGGTAGCGGATTACCGCTATTCCCGTTGATATCTCTATCGAGAGGACTTGAAAGCCAAGGCCTTCCAGGAACTGACTCACCAGGATAATTTCTGATTCTCTCACTCATTACGCACCTTCCTGTCCACGATAGAGCCAATTTTGGCTATCTTCATCCAACTCGTAGTAATACACTATTGTACCACCTGTGTACAATTTCTGCTCCATTTCAATGACGGTCAACGCCCATAAAGGTTCTGGCACTTGCGCGCCATCCTTCGGTCCGCCGATAAACTCAGACATTATGGTTTAATGATTTCGTCGTCATCCTCACGTTCTATTTCGTGAAGTAGGTACACAACTAACTCTGGGTTATCGCGCAAGACATTAAGGAAGTGATAGCCGATAATGTCGCATACTTCTTCTACATCAAAGCGCTTGCGAGTTGAGAAGGGCGTTTCAAAGATGACAGCATGAGTAATCTCATGCACCAGTACGCGCAGTTTTTTATCCTCTGGAATATCTGGGCGTAGTTGAATCGTGTTTGTGTCAGATGTGGTAAGGCCGTAAGTATCAGGGTCGGCAAGGTCAAATTTGATCTTGTACCGCTGCCCTGATACGTTAATAAACTTAGGTCGTTTCATGCTCCCACCTTATCTGCGAACCAGCCTGAACCTTCTGAAAGATAGACGTCGTTTACATCTTGGTTAGGCGGCAACTGTACCACAGTTGCGGTATTCAAGTCCTCTTTGATCCTTCCAGCAAGTTCCTGACCAGGGTTACGCCCGTCCTCTTTAACGTCGTTATCTGCGAAGATGAGTATACGGGTATAGGATTCAAACAACTTAGGGAACCAAGGTTTCCATTGTGATACTCCCGCAACCCCAACAGCAGGTATGCCTGTGAAACTCGAAACAATAATCGTGTCAATCTCGCCTTCGCAAATGGCAATCGTGTCGCTGTACTTATGTAAATCACCAACATTAAATAGACCAATCTTTTGACCTGTAGGCCAAAGATATTTAGGAGTGCCATCTCCAATGGCACGGAATTTAATACCAACAACACCAGCAGGAGTGATGTAAGGGATTGACAGACGGCCAACTGCATGCTCATGGCCAGCACTAGGCTCCACGACGCTTCCAAGACGGAATGTACTTGCCACTTCCTTGGTTATGCCGCGTGCCGCTAGGTAAGACGCTGCCTGTGGCGTTAGATCGTTGTGATATTTGTCTGCTGCTTCCGTTAGCAATCTTCTCTGCTCTGCGTTTAACATCCTTAAACTCCTTAATATCCTCTTTGCGTGCTACTAAATCATACACATCCCCTAGCAAGTTACATACTAGACAGTTAAATATCTGCTTGTCTAGGTTATACGCCGCACTAGCATGAGAATCCTCATGCACTACACACTTACACGCCTGCCATCCGTGACGCTCTACGACGTGTACGCCGTAATGCTCTAGCACGGCGCCAAGGTCAGGCTTCGATATCATTTTTTAAAATTGTACACATAAGTATATTTTCCTTTTGTTTCTACATAATATGCTTCACCTTTTTCAAGGGCAAGTTTTAGCCTCGCTGCAAATGGCTTTAACTTTCCTTTGTATTTTGTTCTGATTGCTTTATCGTGATATCTTTTTTCGCCCCATAGTATCACTTTTGCCCCTTTTCTAAAATCTAATAAATGAAAATTGCTGGCCTTGTATATAATACCAGAGTGTGAATATTCTGCATCTGCATAAGAAACAACTGTTTTAATTTCAGTATTTTTTTCAAGCCATTTAAGCATTTTTGAAATAAAAAAAGATTCTGTATTTTTCGGGGCTTGATCTATGCAACACAAACGCCTTAATTCTATTACATCAGATTCTTGCAAGCCAAATCTTTTCCACTGATTGTGCATAGCCAATCTTCCAAAAATTGCCGCCCCAATAATTTCTTTTCCACTCATCAATTTAAAGCAATACTGAGAATGAAGCCCATTTATTGATTTAGAATAATGCCAAGTTTCTATAAATGTTTTTATTTCTTTTCTTTCACATGGTATTACGCGAAAATTTTTGACAGGTTGGAGCGAAAGGGTCGGAATCGAACCGCCATCTTCTGCCTGGAATGGCAAATGTGCTTCCATTGCACCACTATCGCATGATTTATTCGATACCACCTGTTGTCCTTAACCACTGCGTTAAATCCTGCACTACCCACGACTGGTCAAGTCCTGCCATACGGCGCTTGACGATGACATAGGCTGGTGGTACTGGTGTGATGCCTCTAGCCTTAGCGTAGTTAGCCGCTTCTGTTGTAGCCTCACGCCAGAACTGTGGCAAGTCCATCTTGGCAGTTGCTTTCAGTTCAAAAACATAAGGCTTACCAGCGACAAACGCCACGATATCACCCTCGTCATCTTTACCCGCTAGGCGCAGACGCTCTGCGTTAACCCCTTTAGAGCGTAGCCACTTAAGGATGCCAGTTTCAAACGTGGATCCTTTGCGTTTATTCGCTGCGCTCATTCCATCTCCCTTGAAGTTACACCGACACGCATCTCGCGTATGTCCGAGTATATCGTCATTCTACTTGCATCAGCCCATAGTGTTAAGTAGTTATCACCAGTGGCTGAGTGGCGAGCGTAGCGATTCTTGACGCAAGCGATACGAAACTCGCCTGAATGTGGCACCAATGCCACAGTGAGGATCATTTCGGGCAACTGCGCGATTTTACCTTGAATAGATTTACGGCTTGGTGGCAAGTCTGGCTTGCCTTCTGCTTCACTTGTATGGTGCAACAGTACCACAGCCGCCTCTGTTTCACGGGCTATATGGTGCATGGCCTTAGCAATCTCGCGTAGCCCAGACCAATCATCGCCAGCCATAGATACCACGTTCATAGCGTTATCAACGATAATCATGTGCGGATACTCGCCATAGGCTTCGCCGTATGCTCGTATTGCAAGATCAATCTCATCTAGCGTAGGAGAAGGCGCAAAGTCAAACTGTAGGTGCGAAACCGTTTCCAACTCCGTGCCGTAAAAGTCTTGACCTGCGCCGCTAGAGAAGGCTTCTTCAACAGTATCTGTCTTATGACCCGTAATCATAGATGCTGCTCTGATTGCGGTTGTGTAGCCGTCCGTATCTGCTGATATGTACAGCGTCGGCACTTTCATCTGTACTGCCATCCAAAGAGCCATGAGCGACTTACCAGCGTTAGGTGCGCCAGCAATCATTGTCATCTGTCCCCTGCGAAACCTAATCCCCTCTTGAACGAATGAGGGGAAAAGGTCTGGTAGCAGTGCATAATCGTTTGTGCTTTTCGCTGCCGCTTGGTGTAGTGACAGCATCGCTAATTACTTTGCGAAGTTAGGCTCGCACTGATCTGGCGTACCCTTGGCAGTAGGGCAGAAGTAGCCCTTCCATGCCTTTGGTGCGCCTGGCTTAGACTCACGGAAGGTACGTGCGCCATGCTTGCACTGGTCAATGCTGAGAGAGAGTGGTGATACTGGTGCTTGCGCCGCTGGTGCGCTGATAACAGTACCGCCAAGTGATTGCTCGATAACCGATACGGCATGCTTGCCAGTAAGGGCTGCTGATGTATTGGCAATAAGCGCCGCAAGATCGGCTACATCGCCTAGTTGTTGCTCCAACTCTGCTGCGTTATCTGCATAGAGGTTAATCAATGTGCCGTCAGCCAACTTGAAGTTGACTTGAAGCGTTGTTGTTTCACTTGCCATTTACTTGCTCCTTTGTGATTGTTGCTAGTGGGTCATATATTGTTGAAAGTTCTCCGCCGACGACGTAACAATAATCCTTTACGCCACAGGTGCGACACGACATACCGATATTTGGTAAAAAAATTTCTGCCTCTAAGCCACGGGCGAACTGTGCAAACAGTTCGGTAAACAGTTCGATAGTCCAGCGGTGCATACCTTCGGCTTCCTCGAACTTAGCATCACGCGCTGAGTAGAAGTAGCCACGGGTAGGACGTACGCCAAACTGTTGCTCCATCATGCAGGCGTATAAGCCCAACTGCATAGATGAATCTGGTGTGCTAGAGCCAGTCTTAAAGTCTACCACAATTAACTCACCTGTGGGTAATACACCTACAAGGTCTGCAAAACCTTTGATAAGCACGTTACCAAAGTATTGATTAAAGCCCAGTTCGATTCCTGGCTGTCCATCTGGCGTCTGCCAGATCCTGATATGACTCTCGCGCCATGTAGCCACAAAGTCCTGAAACATCTTAAGGCCGTTCTCGTCCCACCAAAGTTTATTCTCTTTGTCGGGATACTGCTTACTAGCCCTACCGCCACTGCGCCAATCTGTTGGATTGGTGCCAGTGCGTTGCTCGATGTCGGCTATCGCTTCATTAAATGATTCTTCCCAGATGGCTTCAAGATTCATCTCGCTCCACCTTTCCAAATACAATCTCTTGGGCTTTGCGTAAGCCACGGACATAATGCCCATCTGCTTCCCCTGAACCATCGCCCCAACTAATCATAATGTCTTGAATCTCTTTCTCAATCAACGCTGCCAAGTTACGGCGCATGATTACTTCACCCTCAACAAACGCCTTCTCGAAGGCTTGCTTGCTGATGATCTTTGCGTGTTGTCTACCCATTAGTCGCAATCCTCACAATACTCGTCGTTATCCCAATCGTACAAGTCTAGCAACTTCTCTGCCGACCATTCGTTAATCCAGAGTATGAAGCGTGTGTATAGACCGATTCTCATTTGTCCACCGAGGTTACGACTGTTGCAAGGCTACCGCAGGATACGCAGGTAGCATCGGTGAAGTATATTCCAATTTCAAAGTCATCGTCAAACTTACACTTGACGTTCCACCATTCAGATCCGCATGGACATACTCTAATCGGACCGAGCGAACGATAGTCTGCTTCGCTACCTTCTGTGGGTTTAAGGTTTGTAATATCATCCATTGTCCTTACCAAATTCTGCTAGTAGGAATTTCTCTGCGGCACTGTGGAAAGCACTTCCGCCTGCATACCACCATGCTGGCTCCGATGGTGCTTTCATCTCACGTTCTAGTTGAAATGCTTTGCCACATCGTAGCCATGATGTAAATGCACTAAATGATCTGTGTTGGATAGTTGTTTCGTTCATGTATGAAAGGTAGCACACCCCCAAGCGTGGCTGTCAAATCGAGACACGCGCGGAAAACATTTTTGCCTATGGGTCGAAAATGCCAGAGGCTCGATTTGACAAGAGCCGATGGCATGTGTGTATAATACGAGCGAAGCGAGTTGCGTACCGAGGAAGCCTTTAGGGCTTCCGCCGAACGAGCGGCTATGGCGATAGCGAGTATAGCAAAAAGACAACAAAAAAACCGCCCCACCGAATTAACGGT